AAAGTTGAAGCCGCTACTGAGTATTTGGATCAAGAAGAACAAGAAGAAGTTGTGGAGGGTCGAGCCGAAATCGGCGACGATCATAGAGAAGCACAGCGCGATGCTATGCGCGCCGCGAACGATGCTGCGTTGAAGAGTGGAAAAGTAAATAGTTTGTGGCACGGAGTTACGAAAAAAAATATCGACGCTGGCCACCATGATTCCGACAATCCAAATCCAAAACCGAAAATTGGGCCCCACCAACACCTAATCCAGCGGGCCCGTCGAGAGGCCCGCGCACCGTCACTAGAAAAATAAGGACTATAACAAATGGCAAAAACATTTACTAAATTCAGAAGTGATCTTGACGAAGATATTTTAAGTCTCTTGGAAGATGATGAAACTGAACTCAAGGTTCAGGCTAAGACACCAGGTGTGGCTGCTAGTCTTCCTACGGACGAGGATGAATTGGAAGATGATGATTATGCCGAATGGGAAACCGTAGATGCAATTCCTCAGACATATGTTAGAGGTAAGAATGGTACAGTAACTCATCATGATGAGGGTGTGGGACAAAAAGGTGCAGAGATTCCAGAAGCCGAAATGGCAGAGGATTTAGATGAAGCCGATGAAATTTCGGAGGTACTTAATCAAGATGATATACATGAACCTGGGTCAAGGGCAAATCAAGACACCAAGACTCTTGAACTTAATGATAGAATTCGCCAACGTTCTCCGGAATACCGTAGGGAGCAGGCGGCCAAGAAGAAAAGGCGGGATGCTGAACGGGCCGCAGAGAAGGCCGATCCAGGAGGAATCAAACGAGGCAATGCTGAGAGACTTGCCAAGGCGAAGGCCGACGCGGCTCGCCGCAAGAAGGAGCGCCTAGCAGCAAAAAAGTCTGGTAAGGAAGTACCATCCCCTTATACTGCTCATGCTGGGACTGACCGGGCCCGCCCCGCTGCGCCGAGAAAATCTAGGGCCGGGCTGGCCAGCGACTACACCCCCGACAATCATGGGGAGGCTCTTGATGAGACAGATAGCCTGCACCCCGACGACCTAAAACGTGTTAACAAAACTCATCCAGGTAGCCCTCAATCTCGGGCCAAAACACGGGCCGAATATGATGCTCCACGGACCAGGGGTGATGTGGGGGACGATATTAATAGAGCAAAAGAAATTAAACGCTTAAAAGCAGCACGAAGAGCCCGCGAGTTGGCATCTGATTACACCCCCGACCATGGGGAGACTCTCGGTGAAGAGGAAACCATCAATGAACTTTCCAAGAAGACATTGGCCAGCTATATTCAAAAGGCTGTCGGTGATATAGGTGTTAACAATCGAGTCAAAGGGCATCGAGGCGGGGTGAGTAGGGGAGTGGAAATGGCCACAGGCAAAACTGCTCCTAAGGGCCCAAGCAATAAAAGAATTAACCGAGAATTACTAAATCGTAACGCAGGGGTTGCTCAGGCTCTCAAAAAATTACTTAAACAAGGAGATGAGATCCTTGATCATGATGAAACATTTGCAGAAGCAAATGAGGTAATTTTCACCAAAAAAGAAAAAAAGGCCGCAGCCAAAAGAGCAAAAAAGAATAGAAAGACTCGGGCAGATAAAAGAAAGGCCAATGAACCTGATGATTCTGATTATGACAAGGGAAATTATCCTGGATACTGGGGCCGCAAGCCAGATGGTTCACCTGCGGACGAAGATTATCACCCAAGCTTTAAAGAATTTCGAGATAGTTTTAAAGAAGAGCCTGTGTATGAAAATGTAATGGACAGCCTAAAGAAGATTGTTTCTAGGAATCAAAAATCAAGCCTGACCTTTGAGGATGGAACGGGAACTGATGTTGATCCAAAACAGGCAACTAATATTTTGCAAGTATATGGTGCGCTTAGTAAAAATAATCAACCTAAAATGGCTGCTATGATAGCTAAAGATGGTGCGGGATTTTCTAAGGCATTAAGTTTCGCCCAATCTCATGATGGTGAGTCTCATCTCGCCACAACCGAACTTTAAATTTTAGAGAGTATCCAAAATGAAACTTATAACAGAACATATAGAAGACATCGAATATATCGTAGAAGAATCTGCCGGTGAAAAGAATCATTTCATCAAAGGGATTTTTATGCAAGCTGAACAGAAAAACCGAAATGGTCGAGTGTATCCTATATCCACTTTAAGAAAAGAAGTAAAGCGATATGGTGATACATATGTTAAAAATAATCGAGCATTTGGTGAACTTGGGCATCCAGATGGACCAACTATTAATCTTGAACGAGTTTCACACATGATTACAAGCCTCGAAGAAGATGGCTATAACAACTTTATTGGCAAAGCAAAGGTTATGAATACGCCTAATGGAAATATTGTAAAGAATTTGATGAAAGAGGGCGCCAAGTTAGGTGTATCTTCACGCGGCATGGGTTCTTTAAAGTCCTTGGGGGGATCAAATATTGTACAAGATGATTTCTATCTTGCAACTGCCGCAGATATTGTTGCAGACCCTTCTGCTCCAAATGCATTCGTTGAAGGCATCATGGAAGGAAAGGAATGGGTCTGGGACAATGGACGTTTGAAAGAGCAGGAAATTTCCAATTATAAAAGAACAATTGACACCACACCTCAAAAGCAGTTAGAAGAGCGAAAGTTAGAAATTTTTAAGGATTTTCTTTCAAAATTATAAAAATGATAAATAGAGATAGAATAAATATCTCACTTTAGGAGAACTGAACATGGCAACTCAAACAGAAATCTTACAAGAAGGGGAACTTGTTACTGAGGCGGGTGTGGCTACCCCCGGAAACTCTTCCTTTCCTAGAGAAGGCTCAACCCCAGGGAAAGCAAATGCTCCCAAGGCAAAGGCTAAGGTTGGACCACTTCCTCCTGTTACGACAGATCCTGAAGTGAGAAATAAGGATGCTGCTAAGGTTGCACATCAAACTAAAAAGGCCGCTGAGCCACAAGATGCCAAAAAGACTGGCGACCAAACAGCGGATAAGTTAAAAGAAGATGAAGATCATGATGGTGCCGAGTTGGTAGAGGGTGAAGATGTTCCTCTCACTAAAGCTGGCATGGCCATGGCCATTTTCGACGCACTACGCGAAATGGATAAAGATGATTTGGAAGCTTCTTTTGGTAATATTGTAAATGCTATCTACGAGCAGCCAGAAGAAGAAGAGGATATTGATGTTTCTGAAATCGAAGAAGAGGTTGCTGAAGATCGACAGCCACGATATATTTCAGCCGAAGATATTGACCTTTCTGATGATTTAGGTGCAATGACACAAGACGAAGACCTGTCGGAAGAGTTTAAGGGTAAGGCTAAAATCATTTTTGAAAGTGCTGTTGTTGCTAAGGTTAATGAAGAGATTGATCGACTTGAGGAAGATTATCGAGCAGAGTTGGTTGAGGCCATTCAAACAATTTCTGAAGATCTTTCAAAGAAGGCCGATGATTATCTGACTTATGTAGTCAAGGAATGGATGGAAGAAAATGAATTGGCTGTTGAACGCGGTCTCAAGACTGAGGTTACAGAAGATTTCATTCAAGGGCTAAAGGATTTGTTCCAAGAACATTATATCGATCTTCCTGAAGAACAAGTAAATGTTGCAGAGGCTTTGGCTGATAAGGTAGATACTCTAGAAGCCGCTCTAAACGAAGCCATTGAATCTAACATTGAACTCAATAACGGACTTAGCGATTATAAGAAATTTGAGGTGTTAGCAGACCTTTCTGATGGTTTGGCTGATACTGAAATTGAAAAACTCCGCAGTCTTGCTGAAGGGGTTGAGTATGAAGACGAAGATCAATATACAGCGAATTTAATGACCATACGAGATAATTATTTTCCAAAAGCGCCGCGAGAAAGTATCGAAGAGACAGTCGAGGAAGGTGGTCTTCTAAATGAAGATATTTCCCCAGTTATGGCTGCCTATTCAAATGCACTAAAAAGAACTACCAAATAAATAGGTATCACAAACAAGGAGAAACAAATAAATGCTTCTTTCTGAAGAACTTCAAAAGAAATGGCAGCCAGTTCTCGACCATGAGTCTCAAGAGCCGATTACAGACCCACTAAAGAGATCCGTGACTGCTACCCTCCTCGAAAACCAGGAGCAGGCTCTTCTATCCGGTCAGGCCGGTGAAGGGCGTGGTCTTCTTTCCGAGTCCCCCATAAACGTAACCGGCGGCTCTACAGATGCTGGTGTTGGTGTTGATAACTACGATCCCGTTCTTATCAGCCTAGTTCGACGCGCAATGCCTAATCTTATTGCGTATGACATTTGTGGTGTGCAGCCAATGACAGGCCCAACCGGCCTCATCTTTGCAATGCGTGCCTCTTATGCAAATAGCACACTTCGTGATCCGGGCGACACCAATGCTGGTGGCTTTGGTCCTGGTGCTGATCCAAACTCAGGTCCATCAAGCGGTAAGCCCCATGAAGCTCTATACTGGGAAGCCAACACGGCCTTCTCTGGTGCTGGAACTCAGACTGGCCAGGCTGCTAATGCTGCTAGTTCAACTACTGGTACTAGTATGTCCACATCTAGTGCAGAGACCCTAACTGGTGATGCATTTCCTCAGATGGGCTTCGTCATCGACAAGGTGTCTGTTACTGCTGGTTCCCGCGCACTCAAGGCTGAATACAGCATTGAGCTTGCACAAGACTTGAAGGCAATTCATGGTCTTGATGCAGAGACTGAGCTTGCGAACATTCTTTCGGCTGAAATTCTTGCAGAAATCAACCGTGAAGTTGTTCGTACTGTTGTCCGACAAGCCAGAGAGGGTGGGCAGCAAGGTCTTGCTTCGGCTGGCACATTCAACCTTGATGTTGATGCAAATGGTCGTTGGAGTGTTGAGAAGTTCAAGGGTCTCATGTTCCAGATTGAACGTGAAGCAAATATGATTGCTAGGGATACTCGTCGCGGCAAGGGGAACATCATTATTTGTTCCTCAGACGTTGCGTCTGCTCTTAGCATGACAGGTTCACTTGACCATGCTCCGGCACTCAAGGACAACCTGAACGTTGACGATACTGGCAATACCTTTGCTGGTGTTCTAAACGGCAAGTATAAGGTTTATATCGATCCTTATCATAATGGTGGAGCGTCTGCTGCGGGATCTGCTGGCGGCTTTGCGTCACACACCGACTATGCTGTTGTTGGTTATCGTGGGTCTTCGGCCTATGATGCTGGTCTGTTCTATTGCCCATATGTTCCGCTCCAGATGGTGCGTGCAGTTGGCGAGAATGACTTCCAGCCAAAGATTGGATTCAAGACTCGGTATGGCCTTGTCAACAATCCTTTCGCGACCGAAAATGGATTGGGCGCGATTGATGCGACTAATCCAGGTAGCGCAGATCAGAACATCTACTATCGTAGACTTTTGATCACAAACCTACTCTAATACAGTAAGTTTGTCGCAATAAAAAAAGGGCATCCTCTTCGGGGGGTGCCCTTTTTTAGGTTTGTGTTATAAATATAGATATAAGGAGATATTATGCCAGAGCCGACTAATAAAAATTTTCTATCCCCCGTTGGATTTAGATTTTCAATCGAACGCTTACCTCATGTCAATTGGTTTGCTCAATCCACAAATTTACCTGGAGTCACTTTAGGTAGAATTGATATGCCGACCCCTTTTGTCGATGTAAATGTTCCAGGAGATAAGTTAGATTTTGAAGATCTAAACATTAGATTTAAAGTAGACGAAGACTTGAAAAATTGGGAAGAAATTCAAAAGTGGATTTTTGGTTTAGGTTTTCCTGAAAGCTTCGATCAGTATGACAATTTGATTGATTCTGCCCGACCGGGTCAAGATGCAAGATATTCTGATGCCACAATGCATATCTTAAATAGCAACATGAATCTAAATTATGAGGTACACTTTAGAGATTTATATCCAACCTCTGTATCATCTTTACAGTTTGATTCTACCGTTAGTGATATTGATTATGTTACTGCGGATGCTACCTTTCGTTATCTTTTATATGAATATAAAAAGGTATGATTCGTTTTCCCCTTGACAAAGTGTGATTTCGTGCTATAATAAGTATAATTATATCATTGGAGCGGTGCAATATGAAGATGGAAGAAATTGAAGAGGCATGGTCTAACGATTGTGGTATGGATGATACTGAACTAGATATGGAATCTATTAAGATTCCTCAGTTGCACAATAAGTATCTTAAAATCTATAACCGTGAAAATATTCTGCTTCGTAAAATGAAATACTCCCATAAACAATTGGAGCGAGATAAGTTTGAATACTATTCGGGTAAAATGGATCAATCTGAGTTGGAAGATCGCGACTGGAAACAATTTGACCATCGCCTTCTAAAGCAAGATGTTCCTAGGTATATGGAAAGTGATGTTGATTTGATCAACGTTTTAATTAAGCTCGATCAACAACAAAGTAAAGTTGATTATCTTAAAGCTATTATATCATCAATCAATAACCGAAGCTTTAACATCAATAATGCTATTAAGTGGCGCCAATTTATAAACGGAATAGGTCAACTGTAAAACATCTACATTATATGTAGTATAACGCAAGCAGTAGAAAGTTATCCAATTGAGCAGCGAGCTATTATCGTCGCACAATCTTAGAGAGACTTTAATTATATCACAAGAAAGTTCCGCATATATTACTCTTGATGCTGAACCCCATATAATTAAAGAAATGTCGGAACATTTTACTTTTTATGTTCCTGGCTATAAATTTATGCCTGCATATAGAAATCGCACTTGGGACGGAAAAATACGATTACTTGATACTCGAAAGAGAAGAATATATGCAGGGCTATTAAAATATATCGAAAAATTTTGTGAAGAGCGAGAATATAATGTTGTTATAGATCACACCACAATAAAGGGTGATGTTGAGTTTTCGTTAAAGGAAGCACAAGATTTTATTAACACGTTGAAGCTTCCGTTTTCAGTAGCAGAATGGCAACTTAAAGCCTTTGTTCATGCAGTTCGTAAAAAAAGATGCTTGCTTCTTTCTCCCACCGCATCTGGAAAATCTTTGATCATTTATCTTCTCATGAGATTTTATGAGAATAAGAAAAAGCTGATCATTGTTCCAACGACATCTCTTGTTGCACAAATGTATCATGATTTCGGTCATTATGGTGAACCAGAAGGATGGAAATCAGAAAATCATGTCCATCAAATTATGGCAGGTCGAGAAAAGGAAACTGACAAGAACATTGTGGTTTCAACTTGGCAATCATTATTTCGTATGCCAAAAGAATATTTTGATCAATATGATGTTGTTATTGGTGATGAGTGTCATTTGTTTAAGTCAAAATCCTTGACCACAATTATGACCAATATGACCAATGCCGAATATAGAATTGGAACGACAGGAACTTTAGATGATACGCAGACACACCAATTGGTTTTAGAGGGACTATTTGGTCTAGTAAAGGCTGTCACTACAACAAAAGACCTGATAGACAAACAATTTTTATCTGCATTTGAGATTAAGGCTATAACACTATCTTATCCAGAAGAAATCCGAAAAGAACTTAGTAAAGGTAAATATCAAGATGAGGTTGATTTTCTTGTAACAGATACTAAAAGAAACAATTTCATTCGTAATTTAACCCTAAGCCTGAAGGGAAATACTCTGGTTCTTTTTCAATATGTAGAAAAGCATGGTAAGCCTCTTTTTGAAATAATTAAAGAACAGGCTGATCCTTCTAGAAAACTATTCTTCGTCTATGGTGGAACAGATGTGGAACAAAGAGAAAAGGTCCGAGCTATTGTAGAATCTGAAAAAGATGCTATAATAGTAGCATCAAATGGGGTTTATTCTACCGGAGTGAATATTAAGAATTTACATAATATCATATTCACCCATCCTGGTAAGTCTAAAATACGAACCCTTCAGAGTATTGGTAGAGGATTAAGAAAAGGTGAAAATAAGATAGCTGCGGTATTATATGACATCGTGGATGATCTTTCATATAAAAAGCGTGCCAATTTCTCTGTTCGCCATTTTTCAGAAAGATTCAAATATTACAAGGCAGAAAAATTTTCTGTTAAAATTTATAAAGTAGATTTACTATATAAATAGAAAGAGAAGTGTAAACTATGGAAAACACAACAGTCTCTTACAAATACCTGAAGTTGATTACTGGAGATGAACTAGTATCTGCGGTTCATGTTTCCGATGATAATCCTTCCACCCTTATGTTGGAGAGACCTTTAAGATTGATATTCATGCCTGATCATGCTTCTGGATCTTTATCCAGTTTTTATATTTCCTTAGGACCGTGGATACCCTGTTCAGATGATATTCACTTTACCATCAAGAAGGATAATGTGTTGGTTATGTCTAATGTCAGTCCAGAGATGATTCGGCAATATAAGATCTCTAATAAGGATATTGGCGGTAAAATTGTAAGCCCTGAAGAATCTAAAAAAATGATTGATAAGGAAATGCTTGAGGCTGATGAAAGGATTGTAAATTTGTTAGATGGTTTATCTCAACTAGAAGCGTTGTCTGATCTGGAAGACTATGATACCTCTACAGGAAAAACTTCATTCCCTCCAAGAAAAAAGGGCAAAAAACTTTTAAATTGACACTATATAATGGTGCTATATTGATTAGGATAAAATAATACAATGGAAAAAACAAAATCTAATACTAAAGCTAAAGCCAATCATTATGTTGATAATACATTGTTTTTAGATGAAATGTTAAAGTTTAGAAATTCAGTTATTGAATCTAAGCTCAACAATACCGAAAGGCCTCAGGTTCCTAATTATGTTGGAGAATGCTTTCTGAAGATTGCAGAACATCTTTCATATAAACCCAATTTCATCAACTATACCTTCAGAGAAGAAATGATTTCAGATGGAATTGAAAATTGTTTACAGTATATTGATAACTTCGATCCCGAGAAATCTAGAAATCCCTTTGCATATTTTACTCAAATAATTTACTTTGCATTTTTGCGAAGGATCCAAAAAGAAAAGAAACAGCTTTATGTGAAGTATAAATCATTAGAAAGGTCTGGAATGATGGAAGGTATTATGGCTCAACAGGCGCCCGGCGGAGGAGATGAATTTCGTTTAGGTAAATATAACGACAGCATTTATTCCAATCTCTATGATTTTATCGAGGAGTTTGAAGCTAAAGCGACGGCCAATAAGAAAAAGGCGGCCGCAAAAAAGAAGCCAAAGGCATAGTTGATATAATAAACATAATGGAAGGAGCATCTTACGATGGCTAAGATTGTTCTATTGACGGATACGCATTTTGGCGCCAGAAATGATTCTGCTATATTCAGAGAGTATTTTTTCAAGTTCTATAATGAATTGTTCTTCCCCTTTCTTGAAGACAATAACATTAAAACTGTTGTACATTTAGGTGATATTGTAGATCGCCGAAAGTATATTAACTTCAATACCCTAAAATCATTTCGCGATGATTTTGTATTTCGATTAGGTAGGATGGGAATTGACACCCATATTATTATAGGCAACCATGACTGCCACTATAAGAATACCAATCGTATTAATTCAATGGATACTTTATTTAGCACATTAGACGGTAAATATGAACCTTGGATATATTCATCGCCTACTGAAGTTAATATCGACGGTTTGAATATTCTTATGGTTCCTTGGATTAATTCTGAAAATTATGACGAATCTGTTGATCTCATAAAAACCAGTGCGGCTCCTGTTCTTATGGGGCATCTTGAGATTAAAGGGTTTTTAATGGACCAAAAGATGAGAAACCCTATAGGTTTGAACGCATCATTGTTCGATAGATTTGACATGGTTATGTCTGGTCATTTTCATCATAAGTCTGATAATGGAACAATCTTTTATCTTGGTAATCCATATGAAATGACATGGATTGATTATAATGATAAACGAGGATTTCATACCTTTGATACTGAAACTAGAGAACTAGAGTTCATTCAAAATCCTTATCGAATGTTTCATAAGATTTATTATGATGATACCGATAAGACATTTGAAGAGGTTACGATACAAGAATTCGAGAAATATAAGAACACGAACGTTAAAGTTGTGGTTCAAAATAAAACGAACCCTTATTGGTTTGATATTATGTTGGATGGTCTGTATAAAGTGGGGCCGAATGATGTGAAAATTGTAGAAGACTATAGTGAAGTTATTTTAGAGGATGAGATGGGTGTTGATCAAGCCGAAGATACTATGAGTATTTTAAACACATACATTGATTCTTTAAACTCTAATACAGATAAGACTAAGTTGAAAAGTTTGTTTAAAGAGTTGTACCAAGAAGCTAATACCCTTGGAACTGAATAAGGATTAATATGGCATTGGAATTTCAGAAGGTTCGTTGGAAAAATTTCCTTTCTTCGGGAAATAATTTTATTGAGATTGAACTAAACAAATCAACCAGAACACTTATTATAGGAAAAAATGGTTCAGGAAAAAGCACACTTCTTGATGCCATTACCTTTGGTTTGTTTGGAAAGCCGTTTCGCAAGATTAGTAAACCCACGCTGATCAATAGTATTAACGATGGATCGTGTTGCGTTGAAATTGAGTTTTGTATTGGGAATAAACGGTATCATGTGGAGCGAGGAATTAAACCCAATTTATTTAATATAACAATAAATGGAACTACACTCGACCAGGCGTCTAGTGTAAAAGATGCACAGGAATATTTTGAAGAACAAATTTTACACCTCAATTATAAGTCGTTTACCCAGGCTGTTATTTTGGGAAGCGCAACATTTCTTCCTTTTATGCAATTAACAGCAGCCCATAGAAGAGAAGTGATTGAAGACTTGTTGGATATTAGAATATTTTCAGGAATGAATTCTATTCTGAAAGAACGCATTAGTGAGGTTAAGTCTAAAATTTCTGATAATACACACAACATAGAACTAACTGAAGAAAAAATAGAAATTCATAATAATCATCTTAAAAAATTACAGACGAACCACCAGGCAAAATTAGAAAAAAATAGAGAAGAGATAAAAGAGTCCCATGAAACTATCGTGGCACATAAATCTGAAATAACAACTCTTTCCAATCAAGTGCAAAATTTAAATGTCACAATTACAGATCAAGATAAATTACAAAAATCTAAAAAATCTATAGAGGGGCTGTTGTTTAAAATACAAACAAATGAGTCTAAGATAAAAAAGGAAATTGATTTTTATACGGACCACGATGACTGCCCAACTTGTGAACAAAAAATTGATGCAGGATTTAAATCAAAGACTATTGAAAATAAGTCTCTTAAATTAAATGAATTAGAACAAGCATTGCTTGATCTTGAGGAAAAGGTTAAAGGAGTAGACAAGAGACTGTCAGAAATTTCTGGTGTGAAAGATCAAATTAACGAATTGCAAAATTCGATCAATGTGGAAAATAATTCGATTTCTGCTTTGACGCAGTATGTCAAAAAAATACAAGAGGAAAATGAAACCTTACAGGAAACAAAAGGTGATCTTAATAAGGAAAAAGAAACCATAAAAACATTGTTGTCCGAAACAAAAGAATTGGAAAAATCACAAGAGGCACTATCGAATACAAAATCATTATATCAAACGGCTGGTGATCTATTAAAAGATTCAGGAATAAAAACATTAATCATAAAGCAATATATTCCTATCATTAATAAACTAATCAACCAACACTTGGCTGATATGGATTTTTTCGTTCACTTTACTCTAGACGAAAACTTTCAAGAGACAATTAAAAGTAGGCATAGGGATCAGTTTTCGTATTATAATTTTAGTGAAGGTGAGAAGAAGAGAATTGATCTTGCCCTTCTGTTTACCTGGAGGTCTGTGGCACGACTTAAAAATTCAATCAACACTAATCTTTTGATTTTGGATGAAGTTTTTGATAGTTCATTAGACATGGATGGTACTGAAGAGTTTATGAAAATTTTATATTCATTAGGTGAAGGACAAAACGTGTTTGTAATTTCCCATAAAACAGACATGCTGCATGATAAATTTGACGCATCGATTAAGTTTGAAAAAGTAAGAGGTTTTAGTCAGGTGGCTGCATGATGGAAGAAAAAAAACCATGGATGAAAGGTTATGAGTTAGAATACCTTAAAGAAATAGAAACATTTTATTCGTATTATAATACATATGCCATGTCTCCTTTTAATTCATTCAAAAAGAATAATGTAGCAGAAGGATTGCACGACAAATCATTATACTTTGATGGAGATGTTGCATTTACTAGTAAAATTTCAAAAGCTGCTTCTCCTATTAATATGTACCGTGGTGTAGTTATTGGGAACAAACAAAAGGGCGACTGTACTATAAAAAACTTAGCATGGAAAGAGGGCTGTCAATCAAAAGCCCTTGCAATTTTAAAAGAACATGAGATTGATAAACCATGTTGGCTTTATGTTTGGGGGGAGGATGCGAATTCAAAAGAAGTTGCTTTGAAGGCAGGATTCTCTTGGGTTGGAACAAAAATTACAACCTTTGCTGAATTATATGGAATTTATTTCAGACCATCATTAACAGATAATGCGTTGTTTGATGTTCCAAGAATACATCCAGACAGGTTGCCTGAAGAGGATTTTTCTTTAGAAAAACTTTCGTTAGATGATGTGACTCCTTTGATTGAATTTTTATCAGAGCAAATTCAAAATTTGGACTTAGATTTCACGAATCATTATTCAAACTATAATAAAAATGGTGCATGGTCGGCACTATCGCTTCGTGGTTATACTCCTGATCCTGAATTTATTACCAAACCTATTGAGATGAATAAAAAGTGGAAAGAAGAACACGCAGACAAAATATTTGAAATGCAGGACACAATACTTAGAATGAATCTGGCTTCAGTCGAACTTATACTAGATTTGATTCCAAGCACATTTCATCGAATTAGAATTATGCGACTTGCTCCTGGAGGAGGGGAACTTGAAAGACATACTGATCAAGTTGATCCCGATTCTGGTATTCAAGACGGAAAAATTATGCGATTGCACTTTCCAATTATCACCAATGACTCTGTTGTATTTACCACATGGAATGTTGATGGTACTAAAAAAAATGTACATATGAAGGTGGGGGAATGTTGGTATATTGATACTCGCAAGCCTCACCAGGCCATAAATACTGGAAAAACAGATCGACTTCATTTGGTTGTTGATGTTGATGCAAATGATGATGTGAGAGGATTATTATGTTAGATGGTAATGACGCAGAATACTACCTTCAAATTGTGAAAGATTGGATTGATCCAAATCCTGAGCCAGTTCTTAAAATGCACGAAGATTATATCGTGCTTCGAGATGACCTTTTAGGTGCCGGGACCAAAGTTCGAGGTGTAGATTATCTAATCGGACATATGCCAGAGTTTAAAGAAACCAAAGAGTGGGTTTTTGGTAGTTGTCCTGCCACAGGATATGCACAAATTAGTCTACCTGTGGTATGTGGCAAGTATGATAAGAAGGCTGTGCTGTTCATGGCAGAGCGAAAGCGAGAAAACCTTCATGGCTATCAGATTAAAGGATTGTCGTTGGGGGCAGACTATCGTTGGGTCCCTAATGGAATGTTAAATGTGACACAGAAACGCGCCAAAGATTATGTAGCAGAGAATCCAACAGAACGTGCAGTTTTGCCTTTAGGCTTAGAGCATCCATCGGTGATTGGTTCTTTCATTAAAGTTGCCCGAGCGTTGCCTATTGAACCTAAAGAAGTTTGGACTGTAGGATCTAGCGGAACGCTTAATCGTTCTCTTCAATTGGCTTGGCCTGATGCAGAAATTCATGTGGTATCTGTTGGACATAATATGAAGGAACGTGAGGTTGGACGTGCTATATATCATAGAAGTGAATTAAAATTTGACAAACCTGTCAAGCCAGAAGACGCGCCTCCCTTTCCATCAGCGCCCACTTATGACGCCAAGGCATGGAAATTTATACGAGAACACGCATCTTCAGGAGCATTGTTTTGGAATGTAGGAGCGTAATGTGAGAAAAGAACAAACAAGAAGACAAGCATTGAAAGAAACAGTTGTAACTCGTTTTGTTGGATTTACAGCCGCCCTTATAACGGCCGAACTATTTGTTTATGAGATGTTTGGAGTCACAGTTTCTGTTACCCAGAATCTTGGTATAATGGTCTATTGGACTTGCCAAAGCATTCTCGTTGGTTATATGTTGCGGCGTTTTTTTGAAATGCGAGGAAGGTGAGAATGAACCATTTTTATGAACGCAACAATTATATCCTAGAGCATGAAATAAACAAACCGTTTGAAGAAATTTTATGGATGTCTGATGATGAATTTTCTCAATGGGTGATCGATATGAGAAAAACTATTGCCTATGCGTGGGACGAATTGGGAATGCCTCCCCGAGTAGGATATAATGAAGATGCGATTGTCGACCAATTCAATAAATTAGATTCTTTTCCAGTACATGAATTTGAAATGGTTGATGAACTAACTGGAGAGAAGGATTGTATTCGTAATACGTCTGTTATTGGAAATGCAGCCAACCAATGGTTCCCTTCTATGATGGCAACCAAAATTAATTACAAGAACTCTACTGATGGGCTTTCAATTTACGATCATTTTGTTGATGATAGCCTATTGAAGAAGGTGACCACATATTCTCGTAGACACTTCAAGCGTGATAGTTTTTATCATTACTCTCTTCCGGTAAAGGCTGAAGATCCTGAAAATCTTTTTGCTAAGACGGGGAAGGAATGGATTGAAGAGTTTGAGAAAACTGAACGAAAGTATGGCAAAACTGATTATTGGCTTGCACCAAAAAATATTGATGCAGACTATACTGGATATAATGAAAAGATAAAATCGCAGAAGTTTTTGAGCATATCTAAATCTGAAATAGAATCACTAAATATACCAGATGGATGTAAAACAAATGTTAATTACGACAAGAGTGAAAATTATCAGATCAGGTTTTTTGAATATGGCCAGAAATTATTTCCTGTTGGATTAAAGGCATTTCGTATTTCATGGTGCCAATATGCAGTAAACTTTCCCCCATTAACAGCAAAGTATCTTTATGAAAAATATACTGAACACCTTCCAAAGGATAGGCCAGCTATTATTTACGATCCTAGTGCTGGGTGGGGCGGCCGCATTTTGGGGGCTATGTCTGTTCGCAATGATCGTGACATACATTACATTGGTACTGATCCTAATACCGACCATATCATTCATTCAGATTATGGAAAAGACTGTCCATACACAAAATATGAGGACCTAGCTAATTTTTATAATGAAAGAACATATAGGGGTTCTGGATTATTTCCCCATACCAATACCTTCCAGGTGTTTCAAGATGGGTCGGAAGTTATTAAAAATAATTCAGAGTTTAAGAAATATCAGGGGAAGGTGGATCTAGTGTTTACTTCTCCCCCATATTTTGCTAAAGAGGCATACTCAGATGATCCTGAACAGTCTTATAAAAAATTTGGAGATTATGATTCTTGGCGGGATGGGTTCCTTAGGCCCACTCTAGAAACGTGTGTTGAGTGGTTGAAAGAGGATCGTTATTTGTTATGGAACATTGCTTCTGCAAAGTTTGGAAACGAAATGCTTCCATTAGAAGAAGATAGCTGTGATATTCTAGATTCATTGGGAATGACATTTATCACTAAGTTAAAAATGACGCTTGCACAGATGCCTGGTGGAAACCGTCTTGATACGGAAACAGGATTACCTAAGGCCAAGAATTTTTGTAAAGTAAATGGTCTTTGGTTAAAATACGAACCGATTTGGGTGTATAAAAAGGTATAAATATATAAAACTTTAAGTAAAGGATTCTCTATGGCTCCTCCACCATTGAAATTAACGAACCTATCTGGATTTACATCTCGTCCTGGAATTTTTGCTACGGGACCAAATGAAAATCATATTGTAATCAATATTGACCCAACTAATGATATATATTACCAGGGTTTGTCTGGTTACTATCCAGGAATGGGCGAAAGTTCTTCAGGCCACCTTTTAATGCAAGGGACTGGAGATGAATTAAATCCTAGATATTGGTGGCTTAGCGATTTCCCTTATCAAAGAAATGTGACACATTCTGACGCACCTGATGAATTTAGATTTAGGCCCGCTGAAATCTGGGCAGGTATAATGAATGATACATATGCGGCCGCAAGTGCAGATAATTTAATTCCATATTACAGCATAGTGAATGCGGAATATGGAACGACCCAGAATCAATTTAGGGGTACACACCCGTTTCCAAGCCATGCCAACATCTTTCAATATCGGCAAAGAAGATCGTGGAACAAATATACCCTTAAACATGCTCACGCCAAATATGGTCGCCCTGGTATAGACATTGCTTGGGAGATTGCAAAATTGAAGGGAATTCCATATTGGGAAGTTAAAAATACTGCATATACCTGGGAGGTTAATATTGCCCACGATGCTTGTGTTGCTAGTACGGGACCATATACGAATACTTTAGAAGCAGATCCCGATGCTGCGTGGACAGGAGCCAATGCTGGAGCATGGCACGGGTCAGAAGACCATCCAGATTATGTCAATGACGGTATGATGAGACATGCATTACGAAATACATATGGTCCAGAATATCAATTTAAATATGGATCTGGAGCATATAGTGCGGGTGTGGGTGAGGCCGGAAGATATTATAGAACGCATTCTAATTTTGGAGGCAGCGCCACAAATCATTATCAAAACTCAAATGATTCTGAGCCTCAGGACATAATATTTAGACATAGTGATCCGACCTTATTTGAACAAGGAATAATAGAACCTCATTTTCCTCAACTCGGTGGCACCAGCCCAGATTTTTTCTATCTAAATAATACACATGAATTTTCTGGATTAATATTACTACAGCAAATTGCTCAAGCCGGTTATTTAGAATATGGTTGGTCGAAATTTTCTGCTCCAGGACCTTTTATGTTTCCTGAAAATTTGTCATATCATGATCAATATTTAGCCTCACTCGGAACAGGAAATGGATTATCAAATAGTGCTAAACTACGAGGAAGAAAGTGGGATCTGACTGTTGATTCATTCACCCGCTCCTTAGGTTTTAGTGGGGTTGAAGATGATGATCGCACAAGCACTACATGCAGCACTAGAAATTCCGACGGAACACCGATACCAGAGTTATTACCAAATTCTGCTATATGTGCAGAATTTTTACACCCAAATAGCGTCGGATTAGTACGAATTAATGGTATGATGATGGGGCATGGGGGCGCAGGGGGTCGAGGTGGATCTACTAATGTAGATGAAAATGCCTTGAGTATAAACAGAAATTCATACAAATGGTTATTACGAGGTGGTACAGGAATCGTTTCCGATCCAGCCAATATAACACAGAATGAAAAATTATTAAAACCTACTGGAAGCACAAAGGTGGCTGAACACCCCTTCAGCGAAATGCAACGTGATTCATCTGATTCAACTTTACAATCAACCCGATTGGCACCTAAAACTACAGGGGCAAAACAGGCCGACTTTCCGGGCGGCGGCGGCGGAATGGGATGGCACTCAGGAATGGGGGGCATAACTTCAGCATCACTTTATTCTCAAAATCCAACTAAGGCTTTTGGACATGGATTGTTAGAACTTCGCACCACAGGCGCACAAGATGTGTCTATAGGCGCAGGTAGCGGGTTTGCTTACTGGACGGGAAATACTTATCAAAGAACTGCAAATGGATATGGTTTGTATGGTGATAGTAACGTCGGGTTATCTCTCTTTGTATATGGAAATTCTCTTCTTGAAGAAGAAATTTCTCCAGGCGAAACTCATGCTACTAATATTTGGGTAGCTCCGGCCGGGGATTCAGTAAAGGCTGCAACTTGGATTGATTTTATGTTTGGAGAGTCTTCAGCTTATGGAAATAACACAAACACATCGGCCCATAGTACAGGAACTCCACCCTCAAATCCATTTGGAATTTTTGGAAGACATTCATATGCATATTCTTGGGCAAATTCGTCACCTTTAGATGGAGAGTGGGGGCTCCACGCCGATGGTGTAACTGTCAACACCCCAGGGGGAACTATAGTATCAACAGGGACAGATGGTAGAGGTCTTCAATATTCAAGTGAAGACCGACTAGTTATGGCCAATAAAATTACTTCTATTGCTACTTCTAATAACAATATCCTCAATGCCCCAATTTTTGGTAAATTTACAACGAATGCAGAAACTTCCACTTCTGATGCCTTGGAAAATGTATCAGGATTTTTAAATGTTCTTGATGGTTATAGTGATCCGGGATTTGCTCACCTTTTAGGGCGAAGAGCCTCAGCACCAGGAACAAATGTTCAATTCAAAGGCCATGTTAAAGAAAATGCACGACAGTCATGGAGGCTTGCAGATAGAGCTTTTGGTTGGTATGATGCAGCAGATAAAATAAACTTAGGCAATGGTACTATATGGGGAGTCTCTCAGGCCAGTTCTTCTTCTGATATACGACAAGAATGGGCACTACAACATGGGGCCCCGCTTGATAGAAATGCAAATACCACTCCTGCCCGAGGCGTTGGATCTAATTCTCCTGCTCCTCGGGTTGGATCGTTGGATTCTTGTTGGAGGCTCGGCCCAGCAGTTAGACACGCTTATGGAGGAACGAGCCGTCCAGATTATATTTCATTTTATGATTCTCCTCCTCCAGGAATGCCATTTGGTAATGGTAGAAAATTATATCATCAATTAGCAATCTACCAATATTGGTATGGTACTGGATATGGTCATGGAGCAGAATTTCAAACAAGCTCTCCTCCCACATATGTTCAGAGTGGAGCCGTGAGTAGAAATGGTTGGGGTTTGTATAACACATTGGCTGATGCCAGAGATGTTGCTCGACCAACATGGCCATCATTGACTTTAACTGCATCGACTTCAAGAGATTTAATTTTTGATGCTTTTGGGTGGTCTCATCAGAACTTACAGATATGGTCTGGATTGAATATGGCAGGCGGTCACACTAATGCTGGTTTACATACTGCGGCGTTGGTTGAAGGAACTAAAGAAATACCTTGGTTTCCTGAGGGAGAGTGGGCAACTGATTTAGTGACTCCTAATTTTGGCACAAACACAAACGGGCCCCGGGCATGGTATCCACATCAATTTAATAATGTCTGGCCAGATGATTTTGATGCTGATGGTGGAGATGTTATGAATAATAGATCTCACCAAAGAGATGTTACAGCATCTCTAGTTTATGGAAGGTGTTCTCCAATAGAACGTTCAGTTGAAATTTCTGGCGTCCATCAGACTTCTGGCGGTGCGCCATCATTTAATGTTATTGATCAGCAGGGAAATGTTTTAGCATATTATACTTCTGATGCATCTGTCTGGTCGTCTGCTAATAATGCAGCAGATCTTTCATCCAGTAGTCTTGTCGGAGAAGGGGTACTGACCGGCCTTCTTGGGATGCCGAGCCCCAACAAGCATTTGCGTTGGGGATTATGTGCGCCTGCATTTGAAGGAATGTTTTGGGGTTCATGGAGGGCTGCCTCGTCGCCAACGACTATTCGGGGAACCACGCCTTGGCATCTAACTGGACTTTCTGGTGCTGATGGCGGCTCGGCTCTTAGCACTAATCATAAGGTGTATATTTTAAGAGATGCTGATAATCCAGATGCTCTTATTGGAAACACTTGGTCTTTTATTTCTTCTGGTGGCGGTGGTGGTGCGGGTGCTGGATATAATCATCCCCATGTTAATGTGAACCTACTAGACAATACCACAACTGGAGAAGATGCTGCGCGTAATAGTTTAGCCAACACAGGAATTGGAATTGATCCTGCATATAAAAATACCACAATAATCTTAGGGGCCGAAACAGTTGCACCCGGGCTTACTGGTGTCTTAGATAATGGTGTGACTGCTGGTGGTGCTGATGTTGGGTGGGACGTTGCAGATAATCAGGCTGGTTATGGAGGATCTATTGGTCAATCTGGGCAAGGCTCACACAACCCCAGTCATAATTATGATTATAACACAAATCAATGGAACACAAATATTTCAACTGGTGCTAATACTTATGGAAAATATGTAGAATCTACAACATTTCAAGATCATAGTGGATCCACTACTGTGGATGAGTCTAATGGCATTCCTGCTTCATCAGAACTTGTTGAATTTAATAACCAAGGACATAAGTCTTATGTGCCCAGCACAGGATTCACACACCATGAAGATTATCCTTCCATAGGAGGAGAATCGGTTGCGATAAAAACTATAGCCCCATCCGGACAAGTAATTTTTGATCAACCACAAAGTGTATCGGGCACTCAAATTACCGAATCAGAATATCGAGGGATTATCTTAGGGTCCCCAGATCCTAGAGGGGCTGTTACTCAAACTGATGTTGTTCAAGATTTAACTAGTTCAGAGTGGTGGAGAGACATTTAATATTAAAAATTGTGATAGACGACATACCATTCGTCTAAATACAACAAATATCAAGGACGCACAGGCTATGCTTTTGTAGCTTTGTGCGTTTTTTTGGCATTTATATAAAAGGAGATTAATTCATATGATTAGTCGAAAACTTACTAGAAACATTTTATTTACGCTATTTTTAGCTACCACATTTGCAATTTTTGTTAATGAGGGGGCCGCCGAAGAGGCTGCCAGCGGAGATACCGCTGTCACGTTGGGTGCAGATTCACGGGCCGCCGGGGTCTTTGATAATAAGGGAAACAGTTTTGATCTTGAGAACGTTCGTTTAAATGCAACAGTATCAAAGAGTGGTTTTGATGCGATTGCGTCTGTTCAGTACGATGGTTCAGATTTGAATGTTCTTGATGCATCACTCGGCACGGCATTGTATAAGGATCTTGCAGACGTTAAGGTTGGACGGTTTCTAATTCCTGCCGACCGAAATGCATCGAAAGACCTCTATGGTCTGACTACTTGGGATGGAACTGGTGTAGTTTCCAAGTGGGCATCACCACAGGATTCTGGTCGTGGTGATGGAGTTGCACTTTCTGGTTCCACAGATGCGCCCGAAGGTTTTAGCATTGCATACAACGTAGGACTGTTCGACGGCAATCGGGGTGATGCTCTGGTTGCTGCGCGAGCGGATCTTACATTCGCAAAATTGGAAGGTCTGGCTTTGGGAGTAAACATTCAATCCCAGAACGATGCCTTCCGTGGCAACAAGGACTTTTTCGGGGTTGGGGTTGATGCACTCTATACCACTACAGTTGATCCTGGAACAGTTTCTCTTACTGCTTCGTTTGCAGACTATGACCTTGATGGTGCCCGTTATCATGAAGGTTCTGGACGCAATGCCGGAACTGGTTTCTCGGCAGGTGCTTCAATTGCATTGAACAATACTCATAAGGTTGCATCATTGAATGTTGGATTTGAACCCTTCTTCCTTTATCAGAATTTTGATTATGATGAATATCGTTCGGGTGATACCGAGCGGTTTGATGTGGGCGCAAACTTCAACTTGGCTGATTTCGCAGGCTCAAAGGTCACCGTTCAGTATTTTAACGAAGACCCTGCGCGTGGAGCCAGCAACGATGGTGCCATTCTGGGATTGCAAGTAGTATTTTAATAAATCAGAATCGTGTGTTATAAATACTCAATATGAACACCACGATACTGAACCCCCTCACAACCCACCATTAATGGTGGGTTGTTGAGGTTGGGGGGAGATTTTTATGAAATCTATTGTAATGATATTGATATTTTTTTCTTCATCTATCACATTTGCACAAGAACATACTTGGAGTTTTTCTTCTGCAAAAAGTAAACTTCAAAAAAAAGTGTATAATGATATTCAAAATCCAACAACGCTTTATTGTGGATGTTCGTTTATCGTTTCAGATAAAACAGTAAATTCAACAGACTGTGGATATGTTCCTAGAAATGATAACGTTCGAGCTAAACGTATTGAGTGGGAACATATTATGCCAGCCAGCCATTTCGGACAATGGAGGCAATGTTGGTCTCATGGTAAAGAAGCGTTTCCGAATCAATGTCACAATAAAACAAATAGACAATGTTGCGCTAAAGTTGATCCTGAATTTAAGCAAATGGAATCGGATATGCATAATTTATGGCCTGCTATAGGAGAGTTAAATGCGGATCGATCTAATTTTGATTATGATATAATTCCAGGGGAAGTTAAAAATTATGGTGCATGTGATTTTGAGGTTGTTCGACACGGTAGCCGATTTGATGGACTTGGATTAAATGTAGCAGAACCTCCGCCCGCTGCAAGGGGTATTATAGCCAGAGCCTACAAGTATATGATACAAACATATCATCTCACAACATCATGCCGAACCAATACTTTAATGGACGTATGGGACCACGATTTTCCCCCCACCCCAGAAGAATGTTTACGCAATACAAAAATATTAGATATTCAGGGAAATGACAACCCATTTATAACTATCGGTTGCATAAAAGGATAAATATATACTAGTATCATGAGTTTTTTTGCACACAGAAAGAATAGACATGGTAGATGAGGACGAAAAATGCCAAACGGAAACAATCCGAAGGACGAGGATAAGTATAAATGGCCCTGGTCAATTACAGACCGGGAGTTTGGGGCACTTGAGCAAGAACTCAAGGAGCTACGGCACGATTTTAGAAATCTTAAAACTATTGTAATTAATAGTGGAGTAAGTTCAGTTACTCAAGACGATGTGAATGAATATAGACAAAATGCGGCAACTTTGAGGCAACATATAGATATGTTAAAACAATCGGATAAACTATACAGATACCTCAATGACGAAGTAATGAAACTGAAGATAAAGGTATATACAGGAGCATCAATCGGAGCCGTAATTGCAGGAATCATAGTGTGGTTGGTCGATGTTGCCTTTCAGGCAATAGACCAATTAAATTA